CAGTTCAGTTATCAGCCTCGAATGTGCCAGCAATATATCTGATAACGCAGGGTTATTCATATGTGCCAATTTATCAATTCCAATACTCATTTTTGCTTGCTCCCTTCAAATAACAAACTGTGATTTTTAGGGGGCAGCCCTTACTTTTGTTTCACTTTTACTTTACAGATTCGCATCAATGTCAATACAACCGTTACTGTTGATACATAAAACACAAAGACCATACGGCATATCTGAAAAATTACCGGTAACCGAAATTCTTAACTGATTCGCCGAGAGGACCTCTCCGTAAAAAGATGTAACATCGTATTGTTCACCTGTGCTGCCTACAACACGGAGAAGGGATGGATCACTACATTTGACCGTAGGCTTTATTCTCATCGGAACCGCAAGCGGTACAGTAATAGCTACCTTATTGTGAGCTGTCTTTGAACCAAAACCAATGCTGACAGCGGAACTTTCTGTATTCTTCATTCTTACAAAGTACCGCTGACATTTCAGCAGTTCCAAAGCATAATTAGGTGGCGGATCATTGAGTACCCACTTGCTCCCTTCCTGGTGCGCCAGGGTTTGGAACGGGCCGGGTTCTAATTTTGCTGCATAAAAATTTTGTCCATTGTTGTCAGGTATAGAAAGCATAACAGAAAACATTGTTGCATCCGTTGGGAGGTCGAATGTAAAAGAATGAACACCATGTTCTCTTTCTACTATATCCGAGAATAAATAGCCATCATTTTTATATTGTACAACAAGGCCAAATCTACCATCTGCCAAAGCTGAAAGTGTTAGCCTTTCGCCCTTCATTGAATCAAATTTTTCAATATTTTGAATAAAATTCATCCAAGACCCATCTCGTTTGAAATGCAACTTTCCATCCTGCAGCGATACACTCCCGCCATCAGTTCCGATAAACCATCCGTCAATCGTATAACTGTTGTTTGTGTACTCTTTCTGGTTCCGTTGATTAACAATAGCCCTTTCATCTGTCCATACGGAGTTGATCAGCAAATTTGTCCCAGAAATCTGCTGCAACCGTCGGTTAATACTTGTAACTCCATCCGGCATCAAGAGTTTATCAGCCGGTAAAATCTGCGGTAAAAGTGAAGCGGGAAGCTGGGCTGTCTCCATTCCCCTATTAACGAGGAAATTAGTTACCCCCCCCCGTTCAAAATATCGACTTTTGGCAGTTCATAACTTTTGATTGCCATTATTTTTCCTCCTTTCAGCGCACAGAAAGATGTGTCGGATGCGAAAATTCTGACACATTATGTGCGCTTATTTTTTTATCAATACTGGATGCCAATGCGTTAATTTGAGCTTCCAGTGCGGCGGTATCTTTTCGTGTGATGAGCGGCTTACATGCAAGGATTTGCTCACCGTCCTGTGTGGTTAAAACTCTGCCGTCATGCGTTTCAATCGGCGTGGTAACTTCTCCCGCAAAGATCTCATTTTTGAAATCCGCAATCGACTGAATGACCGCCTGCAATTCCAGCCCGGACGGACCGGCAACGTTCCCGCCACCTAACATATTCAGTCACTTCCTTTCCTGATTTTCCGCACGGCCTGAAGCGCTGCGCCGTCCGATGTCGTAATTTCTTCGCCGTCCTGATTACACAACGTTGTCGGAATTTCACCTGAAAAAATATCAATGTATAACTGTGCCATAGCAGCATCGTAATCCGACTGATTCACTTTCTTTTTATCCAGCGCTGCAATATCCTCTGACGCTGCCTGTGCAACGCTGCCGATCAAAGCCGTAAGCCGCTGCACCGCAGTTTTCAGGGAAAACATTTTTGTCAGCTTGCTCATAGCCTGCTCACCTCCAAAGGCTTATGCATTTTCAGATGGCCCGAGCACTTCATCCAGCATTGCATTGATTTCTTCATCAGTGGCAACCTGAAAGATTGACGTTTCTACACCGTTGATTTTGATATTGCCAGGGGTATCGCTGGGTTCAACCTTGGTTGCACCCTCCGTAATTCCGTCCAGCTTGGCCTTGTCCGTATCGGTGTAATCGTTCGCGGACAGTTCCTTGCCGTCCTCTTTCAGCACAAAGCCGGAAGTGTCAAGAAATCCTGACATTGCATCGTACTTGTATGCTTCGCCAGATTTCACCACTGCGACATTTGTCCCGGCAGGGTAAGCCTTACCTGCACCCTCCAAAAAGTCCTCTGTCGTCGTGAATGCATCCGTTACGTTGAACAGCAGCCCTTCGCTGGCCTTCGTCAGTTCTGGCAAATCAACAAAGGCTACGCTGCCCGCCGGATGAAAGGCGGCGGCAACCTGCGCTTTGATTTTGTTATTCAGCTGTTCCGTAAGCGTCCGCAAATGCCCGACTTTTGCTACTTTGTCATTCAGTTCTGCCATTGTGTGTTTCCTCCGTTTGAATTTATTTGTTCTCCAGGGTGAGTACCCCGGTCAACATCTCGTTTACTTCGGCTTCGGTGGCTGCGTTGACGGATAATGTGCCGTCACGGGTCACATTCAGGCCGCTGCCGACTTTTACACCGCCGAGCGTGTTTTCGGTGGCAGGCGGCAGCGTGAAAGTGCCGCTTCCCGTGTTTCCGTCTCCTACTGCGAAATAACCGGACGCGTCCCCCGTCAGGTTCAGCACCGCCGGGATCGGTTCAGCTGGAACGGCTTTCGACCAAATCCGCAGCACTCCATCCAGCGTTTCACAGACTGGAGAGAAGCCATAATACCCGGCACGCTCCGCACTTTCCGGCGGGTAAAACAGCTGTGGAATCAGCTTAGCCGTTACACTTTCCACGGGGATATCTGCACGATAAGCATAAGCGCCGCCGTCCGGGTTATCCTGCCAGCCGTCCGCCGGTATGGTAATGGGAAGCTGACGGGTTCCAAGCGCGTCAATCAGAATCCCCAAATCCTGATAGGTGACAAGCCCGGCAGGCGCAGTTACATAAGCGTTGATCTCATTCGAGAGAATAAGCGTCAGCGGAAAATTAAACGTGCTGGGCGGATACATCGGGTTATACGCCGGAATAGCCTGCCGATAATCTCCAAGCGTACCGTAAATCAAATCAGTTTCTTCACCGGTTTCCGGGTCTTCCGTGAAGACCATAAACTCCGATAAATAAAAGGTGTTTACCTCCGGATGCTCCGCGTTGGAAAACTGGATCGTAAAGAAAAACCGGTCGTTCTCGTGTCTGCGGCCGCAGACTGCGCCGTCCGTCACGAAAGAAAACAGCTCGTGCACATCTGCAAGGTTGGTGTTTTCGTCCACTTTACCGCTGCCAAAAGCAACGCGGGTAATCTTAAAAGGTAGTTCCAATGCAAGGCACGCCGCCATAACGGCAAGGCCGTGCGTGGTAGGTTTATAAGCCTGATCCATTGGCTATCAGCTCCCTTCTGGTGGGTTCATAATGATGGTGCAAACACTTCCATTCCGCTGGATGCTGAACGGCGGCGGGTTCTGCGGTATTGTATGCACCGCATGAATTCCGGCATTGCCACCCACATGGAGCGTACTTGCAAAATCCGGTTTATACGGCGCTTCCGGAGAGCTCGTTTGCGTGTGCATCCCGGCTGTACCGCCGATATGCAGGTACTGCCGGAAATCGTAGGTATTGGGCTGTTCCGGGGTTCCGAATTCGGTGAGGGTACCGACTGCACCGCCAAGATAAAGAGTTGCGGGCGGAAGGTCGATTGTATAGTCAACACTGTCCAGATGGGAACGGAGATTCTTGTAATAATTCAGCCGCTGCAATACGCGCCGCTGTTTATCCAAATCCCCATTGCTTCCCGTGGCATTGATTTCCAGCTTAAAATAATACGGCCTGCCCCCGTACTCAAACCATTCTTTTACCGCAGATTTTGGATAAATCGCAGAGATAGCAGTTTCAACCGCTGCTTTCGTTCCAAGCATCCGATGAACGCGCCAGCTGTCTTTCAATGTACGGCGTTTTTCTTCCAGGGAATAATCCCCATCCCACCAGTCAACCTTAAAATCATAGGCAAGGATATCAAGCAGTTCTTCATCCAAATTATCAATATTGGGATAGATTAACAAACGTCTGATTTCCTCCGGGCGGCGGGAAAGCGTTTCTGCTGCTAAAGCTCCAAGCGCCTGTATTGTTTCATCCCATCCGATGCCAACCGGTAGCGTCCTCATCAGGTTTTCCGCTGTAATACCGTGCGGATCATTCATCCTCATAGCCCCCGTTCACAATCGAAACAGTGCCAGCTTCTGCAAGCTGCGGGACCGTCTCCGGGTATTCATATTCCCATCCCAGTGCAAGCGTACCATCCCGTAGGGATGTAAATACCGGTTCCCGTATTTCTACGCGTTTTACGCCCGTTTGCATCAATAAGCTAATCAGATAAGAAGGGTTAATATCCCGTCCAAGTTTTGCGCTTTGCCATTTTATATATTGCTGTACGGCGGCGTCAATCCTTGCACGAATCGCCGCAGAACCAACCGTTTTTGTGTCGTGCACCCAATAACTAAAATCAATATTATATGGCATAATTTCCGGTTCACCCATGCACACAAGGTCGGTTAAGGGACGCACATTATCCGGGTTACAGGCGTTATATACAGAGGCTTTCATCTCCTCATTTGCCGGACTTCCGTCCTTCATAAGGATATAAATATAAACCGTAGCCGGAGTGGGTGAATTAGCTACAACATCTGCTATTTCAGAGGATGCGCGTTTTGCATGATAGATGTAATTACCAACCCCGCCCGCCGTGCTGTAACCATCCATACTGGCACGCATCAGATTATAAAACGCTTCATCATCCAGCCGGTCGGAACCGCCGCCGCTTACAGTAATATTTTCGCAGTGGTTGTAATAATCGTACAAATCAATCAACTTGCTGACCTGTCCGATTGCATAGTCATTTCCGGCAAGCCCGGCGGTCTGGCAGCGCAGACGTACATCTGCATATACCGCGCCAATTTCAATTACAGCATCTTCGGTTGATTCCCAGACAAGCGTGCCGCTGGCATCCGTTACGCGCGTACCCGCCGGAATCAAAACAGCAGTGTTTTGCGGCTCCGAAATATAAAAGCGTTCTGTACAATACGCCGGTTCTGCTTCCGGGCGTGACTGCACATAAACCAGCTCTGCCAGCGCGTCAAGGTTTTCGCCCTCCGCACGTCTGGGAATGTTCTGATTGCCGGTGTAGTTATTCAAAACACGCTCCTGTAAAATAGCCGCTTTGACCCACTGGATATACAATTTTTCCAAGTCTGCCGGAAGTACGCTTCTGCCTGTAATTTCCTCAAACTTGGAAACAAGCTGCGCTTCCAGCTCCGCCGGGTCGGTGCTTAAAAACTGATAGCTCGGGTTCCTATTCGCCAATGATTTTCACCTCCACTATGGGATTCAGCTCACCGGGATTGGACGCATTCCCTGTAAAAAATACGTCAAAAACCTCAGAAGGCGGTTCCAAGTGCTCTATACCCTCCTTAACCGCCAAATTAAGCCTTTTCCG